TATGGCTGATATGGAAGAAGATACAAAGCCTGTGTACAAAAAGGAAGGTAATGTCCTGACTTTGAATGCTAAAACAAAAACAGTAGGTTCAGCATGAGTGAATATGATCCAGTAGAACGCCCAGCGCACTATAACTCTGGTGGAATAGAGTGTATTGAGTATATCAAGCAAGTGCTGGGACTAGATGGTTTCATTGCTTACTGTCACGGTAACTTGATTAAGTATCAACATCGTTACAAATACAAGCAGAAGCCTTTAGAGGATATGCATAAGGCGGCATACTACCTGCGTAAGATGAACGAAGCATTACAGGAGAAAGAAGCATTACAGGGGAAAGAAGGATGAGCCAGAAAAAGTTTAATGTCATGTTTGTTTTGAAGGTGGATAAATCTAACAATATCCTGTCTTCGTATGAAGATGCACACGAGTCTGATATACATGATCTGATTACAGATGTTATGTATGACGTAGATGATGTAGAGATTGATAATCTGATAGTGAAGGAGAGACTATGATTAGCGGAGAGGATTTGAAGGCAATGGGTTACTTTGATATGTTTGAGAACCAAGAAGCTTCAAAAGACCAGATGCAGTTCTACAGTGACTGGGCTGAAAAACTTGTTATGACAGAAGGTACTGATAGGCTATTCGAAAACGTCTTAGGTCTTGTAGGAGAGGCTGGTGAGGTAGCTGAGAAAGTAAAGAAAGTTTATAGGGATAAGACTAGATTTACTAATGAAGACATCCTAAATGAGTTAGGCGATGTATTGTACTACCTGACAGTTACCTCTCACATCTTTGGTGGTAGCTTGAAGAGAGTAGCAGAGCTTAATATGGAAAAACTGAATGGCCGCAAAGAACGTGGCACACTTAAAGGAAGCGGAGACAAGCGATGACTAAGAACTACCAAGAGTTTTCTACTCGTGCCAATGTTGTGACACGGCGTACATATAACCGCCCTAAAGAGGACGGCACCTTCGAGACGTGGGGTGAGACAGTAGATCGTGTAGTTGATCACCAGAAGTGGCTCTGGGAACGTGCCAAGGGCAGCACCCTAGACATGCTAGAGACCGACGAACTTGATAAGCTACGTACCCTTATGATGGAGCGTAAAGCTACTGTATCAGGCCGTACACTGTGGCTGGGCGGTACACAGGTGTCTAAGACACGAGAAGCATCACAGTTCAACTGTTCCTTTGGTCGTGTAGAGACTGTCCATGATATCGTAGATGCTATGTGGTTGCTGCTTCAAGGATGTGGTGTAGGCTTTGAGCCTGTTGTCGGTACACTCAATGGCTTTGCTAAGAAGTTAGACGTAAAGATCATTCGCTCTGCTAAGGTCTTGGGTGAAGCTAAAGGTTGTCCTAGCAACCAGTCATGGACGTCCGTAGATGAATACAGCAAGAAGACATACCACCTCAAGATTGGTGATAGTGCTGAGGCTTGGGCTAAGTCAGCAGGTAAACTGTTTGCTATGAAGGATGCTGTAGACGTACTGGTCTTAGACTTCACTGAGGTACGTGCAGCAGGTGAACGCCTCAAGGGCTACGGCTGGATTAGCTCAGGAGATGCCACTGTTACTGTAGCATTCCAGCGTATCTGTGACCTGATGAATGATCGTGCAGGTCAGCTTCTTACACGTATCGACATCCTTGATGTGCTTAACCACTTGGGTACTACACTATCCTCTCGTCGTTCTGCTGAGATTGCTTTGATGCCAGTGTCTGACCCTGAAGTAGACGCCTTCATCTCAGCTAAGAAAGACTTCTGGAAGTTCGGCAACGAACATCGGCAACAATCCAATAACTCTATTGTATTCCACAAGAAACCGACGAAGTGGGAACTGTCTTACATCTTTGATAAGATGGTTGAGGCTGGTGGGTCTGAGCCTGGGTTCATTAACGCAGAAAGTGCAAAGAAGAGAGCGCCACACTTTAAAGGTGTAAATCCTTGCGCTGAGATTTTGCTCGGAAATAAGAGTTTTTGCAACCTTGTCGAGGTAGATTGGGGTAAGTTTCTCACTGACTTTGGTGGACTACAGGAAGCTATTGAGATCGTATCTCGTGCTAACTACCGTCAAACCTGTGTGAACCTAGATGATGGTGTGTTGCAGCGTTCATGGCATGAGCTTAACGAGTTCCTCCGTCTCTGTGGTGTAGGTGCTACAGGTATTGTTAAGTTCTTGGATCATCACCAAGGTCACAGTAACATTGAGTCTATGCTACAGGCACTACGTGCTTCTGCTAAGAAGGGTGCTAACTCTATGGCAGATGCGCTGGGCTTGCCTCGTGCTAAGCTGGTCACTACAGTCAAGCCTTCTGGTACACTGTCTAAGATCATGGACACTACTGAGGGTGTACACAAACCACTAGGTAAGTACCTCTTCAACAATGTGACGTTTTCTAAGCATGACGAGATCATCCCTACACTGGTAGCTGCTGGCTACAAGGTGATCGACAAGCCCTTCGAGATTGACAGTGTCTTGGTTACATTCCCTGTAGCCTACGAGGATGTTAAGTTTGATGTAGTAGACGGCAAGCATGTTAACCTTGAGTCAGCCATTGGTCAGCTTGATCGTTACAAGTTGATGATGGATCACTACGTAGATCACAACTGTTCTGTCACTATCAGCTACGACACTGGTGAGGTTCCTGTCATCATTGACTGGATCTTGGACAACTGGGATACATACGTGGGTGTGTCATTCATCTATCGTAATGACCCAACTAAGACAGCAGAAGACTTAGGTTATGCTTACTTGCCACAGGAGGTTGTATCTGAGGAAGTATACCGTGCGTATGCTAACACGTTGATGCCAGTAGACCTGACTAACTTGGCCTCTACAGATGATCTGTCTGACGAAGCTTGTGCCACAGGTGCTTGCCCTATCCGTTAACTCTAACCACCTGAGCATGTGTCTAAACTGCTTACACACCTGAAGGAGGTGACACAGTGACATTCATCGTCATTACACAAGACAACTGCTCATACTGCGATAAGGCTAAGGCGTTAATGGTAGAGAACAAGATGTACTCAGTAACCTACAACATCCGTAGTTCTAAGTGGCTTAAAGACTTGCTAGGCAAGGCAGAGCTTACAACTGTACCACAAATCTGGAACTCACAGGGTGAGTACATTGGTGGGTATGAGGAACTTGACAAGTATATCAAGAGCCTATAGTCTTCACCCAAACCCTTCCTTAGCTCAACAGGATAGAGCAAGTCACTTCTAATGACTAGGTTACAGGTTCGAGTCCTGTAGGGAGGACCAATATGTCAGTGCAGGTTTGCCGACAACAACAGCTACCCTAGGCGTCAGTGGCGCAGTTGTTGAGGGGGTTCAATTCCCCTGACTGACACCATAACAAAAAGGAAACTGCATGTCAGCTTATAGAAAACCATTTAGTAATGCCTTATACAAAGCATATGACGAACCAGCTCGTGTGGCTTTGGTAGGTCACCTAGAGGCTAATGGGCATACTATTGTAAGCAACGAAGAGAATTACAATGTAGATGTAGTATCACAGAAGAATGGCTTAACCTACTTCAATGAAGTTGAAGTTAAAACAGGGTGGACAGGTGATTGGAATACAAACTGGAAAGAAATACGACTACCAGAGCGAAAGCAACGATTACTAGACAAGCACAAGAGTGTAGACGGTGTTCTAAACTTCTACATCTTCCGCCCTGACTTCAAACAGGCATGGCGCATTAAGGACACCCTTCTAACTAAAGAGAGTCTAAAAGAGGCTCTAGGTAGATACATCAAGAAGGGTGAGTTGTTCTTCCATATCCCATATACATCAGCAGAGTTAGTAAAGCTATGAACAGCCCTTATAAGATTTCCACCTAATAGACATCCTAGTAAAGACCAACTACTAACAGATAGGGATCACAATGTTTAACGATACTTTATTATGTTACGAGTGTAATACAGAACTTAGTTCTTCTAACTGGATGCCTTCTTTCAAGAAGCGTAACCAAAAGATATGCAAGTCCTGCTATAAAGAACGCTTTAATAGCAATAATAATAAGGTTAATAACCCAAAAGCATTATATATAAATGGCAAGTACGTATCTCGCAAAGACCCTCGCTATAAGTTTTTTAAACCTGGTAATTATAAAAACATTAGTGCTGCAATCTTTGAGCAATCTTATGCCAGCACTATTAAAGAGGGTTATGTCTATATCATCACAAACAAAGCTTGGCCTGAGTGGGTTAAAATAGGAATGGCTATTGATGCCGTAGACAGGCTTAGCGGATACCAGACAAGTAGTCCTTTCCGTGATTATACACTAGAACACTCTGTATATTCAAATGATAGACGTTCTTCAGAGAAGGAGGCTCATAAGAAGGCTAAACGCTTAGCTCTTGAAACAAGTAATGAATGGTTTAAACTACCTCTACTACAAGCTATAAACATATTGGACAACCTCAATGAAGAACGACCTAGAGCCACCAACAAAGCAGACCCGCTCCCGCCGCAAAACTACGTACAAGGGAGCCTCTTCT